ATTTCAAAAAGCGGGCATTGGCTTAGTTTGAGAAAAAGCGGGGCGGTCAGGAGTGAGTTTAACGGATGCGCCAGTTGAATCCGAAAGGATGAGACAGGCTCGCCAAAGCGAAACCGAAGACGCTGGCGCATCCATTGATTTTGACAGGCAGAGTGATGGTTGGACGACTGAGTATTCGGGCGATAACCGTTTTGTGTGCGGGACTGGACTCTTCCGGTCGGGCAAAACACATTCTGAAAAGGGGATGCATACCCGTTCCTGTCATCAATTTAACCAAGGATAAACAATGAGTGGCAAGGGCGACAACTGGCGCAAGGGAACCGACTTTAAAAAGTATCGGGATGCCCCCTACTGGAAGAAAAACCAGCCCCCAGCGCCAAAAAAGCGAATAGTTAAGCAAAAAGGTGTTGACGGTTAACAACACAATGCTTAATGATGGCAAGCATAGGGTAGGACACGGGAACCCCAATAGGGGCCGCACACCGAAACCTATCTACCAGACACTGACCTCCGGGTAATCAGTCAAGGGGTAGTACCACACTAACTGTAAACCTCAATAGGAGATTCACTAATGTCTACAAACATTACCACCGCATTCGTGGAGCAGTATTCTGCCAATGTGGAACACCTAGTCCAACAGATGGACTGCCGGTTCTCTGGTAAGGTTCGCATGGAGAGTCAGAAGGGCAAGACAAAGTTTTACGAGCAGTTGGGTTCTACCTCTGCTGTGAAGCGCACAAGCCGCCACGCTGATACTCCCCGTGTTGATTCCGATCACCAGCGCCGCCAGGTCACGCTCACGGACTACGATTGGAGCGATCTCATCGACACGCTTGATGAGACTAAGATGCTCATTTCACCCGCTTCCCCGTATGCTCAAAGTGCGGCAATGGCCTTCAACCGTGCTAAGGATGAAGAGATCATTGCGGCTGCTACCGGGGCGGCTTTTGCCGACACTACTGGCGCTGGCTCAACTTCCTCTGTGGCACTTCCTGCCGCACAGCAGATTGCGGTCAACTTCAGTGGCTCAAACGAGGGTCTGACCCTTGCCAAGATGGTTGAAGCCAAGTCTATCCTTGGCCAAAACGAAGCCCCCCGTGGAGATAAGCTGTACTTTGCATACTCGCAACAGCAGTTGGACGATCTCCTGGTCAATGTTGATCAGGTACGCAATGCCGACTATGCCGCTGTGAAGGCTCTTGTGCAAGGTGAAGTCAACAACTTCATGGGATTCGAGTTCATCAAGACTGAACTGACAGCCGAGAACACCAGCACTGACGTTCGCACTTGTTTTGCGTATGCCAAGAGCGGTCTTCTGCTGGCGGTTGGTCAAGATGCCAAGGGTCGCATTGCCGAGCGTCCTGACAAGAACCATGCAACTCAGGTTTACTACAACATGAGTATCGGGGCCACCCGTATGCAGGAAGGTCTTGTCGTGGAAGTTCCTTGTGATCAAAGCCCGTAGGCTCGTAGCCATTCAACCATAAAACCTTAATATAGGAGATTATATAAATGGCTAGTTTTGACACAACGCTGTACACCAATCAAAACGGATCGGCTGGGGCTTCCCCTGCCACCGGTTACCCGTTGGCCAAGGATTCCGCAGGGAAGGTACGCTACGCTGCCGTAGAGTACACTCTTGCTGGCACTGAGGCCGCCACGGACACCATCAACCTTGCCACACTGAAGGTTGGTGCGAAGGTGATCCCTCACCTGTCGGAAGTCTATGTTGAGAATCCCGGCACTGCCCTTGTCTTTGACATCGGTGATGCGGGTGATGCTGACCGCTATGTGGACGGTTTGACCGTATCCGCTGGTGGATTCTTCCGCTGGAACGAGGGTGGAACTGCGGCCGCCACCGCCAACTCCCTGTACGAGATTGCGTCAGGGAACGAGGACATTGTTCTCACCGTTGGTACGGCCACTTCCCTCACGGCTGATCAGGATCTCTTGTTCCTGATTGCCTATGTGGACGAGTAATTCATTTCGCTCATCCTGTTCATCATGGGTGTTGGGGGGTCTATTCCCCCCTCACCCTCTTTTCACAAGGGTAGACTGATATGGCAACGAGAACTGACATAGCGAACTACGCCCTAATCATGGTGGGCGAACAGGTGGCGGTTGACATCACGAATGAGGATGAGGGTCAACACGCAGTATGGGCGAACCGGTTGTATGACCAGACCAAGCTGGAGGTCTTGAGATCCCATAATTGGGGATGCGCCCGCAAGCGGGTGGAACTGGCAGAGGAGGCGAGCGCCCCGGTATTCGGGTATGAGAACGCCTTTTCCCTGCCAAGTGATTTTGTAAGGGCGGTATCGTATAACGATGTTGACCCGGATGATGTAGACAAGCCGGTGGTGGAGCGGATGCGTGATACCCTGGCCACGGATGAGGCGACCCTGAAGCTGGACTACATTGCCAACGTGGATGACGGGTTGCTGGATCCGCTTTGCGTGGAGGCGATTTACACGCTTCTGGCGAGCAAGTTGGCATGGGCTATCCAACAGAACCGGACCATGCGGGAGGAGTTGATGGCACAGTACCGCAACGTCCTGACCCACGCCAAGTTTGTGTCCTCCACTGAGACACGCAAGGCGTTGCCCAGCCGCAGGAGACAGTCCGGGTGGATTGACGCACGATATTCAAGCACGAACGGATAATGGCGGTTACGAACTCAATTCTGGCTTTCAATGCGGGTGAGATCAGTCCATTGCTAGAAGGCAGGGTTGATCTGGACAAGTATTCGTTGTCCTGCCGTGAGATGGAGAACTGGCGACCGACCAAATACGGGGCGGCCACCAAGCGACCCGGCACGGAGTACGTTGCCGAAACCAAGGACAGCAGTAAGAAGTCCCGGTTGCTGAAATTCCAATTTTCGACCAGTGCCAGCTATGCAATCGAGGCTGGCAATTTGTATTTGCGGTTCTTTGATTCATCGGGACAGGTGACCGTACCGAGTGCCACGGCCTGGGCGACCAGCACGGCCTATGTGGTGGGGGACACGGTGAGCGAGAGTGGGAACACCTACTACTGTCTGGTGGCGCACACATCGGGAACCTTTGCCACGGATTTGGCAGCGGCCAAGTGGGTACTGCTGGGAGTGACAGGTGACCCGTTTGAGGTGACGACCCCGTGGAGCGATACGGACGTATTCAATGTCCACTATGCCCAGATCAATGACATTGTGTACTTGGTGCATCCCGATCATCCGGTATACAAGTTGAGCCGGCTGGAGGACTACTACTGGACCTGTGAGGAAGTGGTATGGGACTTTCCTGCCCTGCGCACAGAGAACATTGACGACACGTTGACCATCACCCCATCAGCCAAGACGGGTACGGGCATCAGCCTGACGGCCAGTGCGGATGTATTTGAATCGGAGCATGTGGGTGGATACTGGTACATTGAACACCGGACACAGGGAACCAGCACTCAGTTGGACATCAGCGGGAGTTCGGGGACAACCAATTCCGCATCGGTTCGCCTGAAGGGTGAGTGGCAGTTGACGACCAGTGAACGCTGGTATGGTACGCTGAAGGTGGAGCGCTCAAAGACCGGGGCATTTGCCGGGGAAGAGGAGGTCATTCGGGAGTTCAAGTCCGATTCAGACCGCAATGTTTCCATCACGGGCGAGGAGAGTGAGAAGGTTTATTTGCGCCTTGAGTACACGGCCACGGGCGACCCCTACGGAACCCCCTTTCAGTTGAAGCGAACTGACGGTGGAACCCCTAGCGCACAGGATTACACATACTTTGAGGCACAGGCCACCCTAGAAGCCGCAGAACAGTATCTAGGAGGCGTTGTAAAGATTGCCACGGTAACAGATGCCCAAAACGCCACCGGGGACGTTATAGTGGATTTAGAGGGGACTACGGCCACCGAGTATTGGGCCGAGGGTGCATGGAGTGACTACCGAGGATTTCCCCGGACGGTTGCTTTGTTTGAACAGCGCTTGGTCTTTGCCGGGAATGACAGCCAGAAACAGACGCTGTGGTTCTCCCAGATAGACGACTATGAGAATTTTGAGATAGGATCCGGTGACACGGATTCAATGCGCCTGACCATTGGTTCACAGGAGTACAATGAGATTCTGTGGATCATCCCGCAAACCCGGTTACTGATTGGGACAAGCGGGGGTGAATACTCGATTGGTAGCAGTGACCCGGAGACACCGTTGACCCCGACCAGCTTGTTTGTTCGCAGACAGAGCAACTACGGGTCCAGCAACCTCCAGGCGGTCATGGTCAATGAGGTGGTCTTGTTTGTCCAGCGTCAGGGGCGCAAGGTACGGGAAATGGCCTTCAGTTTTGAGAAGGATGGGTACGTTGCCCCGGACATGACCATGCTATCGGAACACATTACGGAGGGTGGGGTGACAACCCTGGCTTACCAGCAACAACCGGATGCGATTTTGTGGGCGACCCGATCGGACGGGGAGTTGCTTGGCATGACCTACGAGCGTGAAGAGAACGTGGTAGGGTGGTTTCGCTGGGTGACAGACGGTAGCGTGGAGAGTGTGGTGGCCTTGTACGGGGATTCAACGGATGACCTGTGGGTAACGGTCAAGCGCACCATCAACGGGGCGACCAAGCGGTATGTGGAACGGTTTGCCACGCAGGATTTCTCCACCGTGAAGGAGGATATGAAGTTCATGGACTCCTCCCTGAGTTTTGACGGAGGGGATGCGGTCAGTGTGGAAGGGTTGACCAATGCCCGTCCTGCTGTGGTAACGGTGACCGGCCACGCATTTGAGAATGACCAGCAAGTGCGATTGACGGGTACGGGTGTACCGGAAGCGGATGGGAACGTGTACACGGTCAAGAACAAGACGGCCAACACGTTTCAGTTGTATGACAGCACGGGAGCGGATCCGTGGGATTTAAGGCCAGCCACGCAGTATTCACCACTTCCTTGGCCCTCTGGGTTTACCATCTATGACGGTGGCCAACTTGTTACACTCACCTTTACGAGTCACCACTTTGTTGCCGGGGATCTGGTGGAGATTGATGGCGGGTTCAATGATTTTGGAGTAAGCAACAGTGGACCGTACACAGAAACCATGAAGTTTGCGGTGACTGCGGTTACGGCCACCACCATCACCTTTCCCACCCCCGCACTGCAACCGCCAGCATTCACCTACACGGTTGATTTTGCTGGAAGGAATGTCTACCTTCCTAACGGGGCCACCGCCTACTCAGGCGGGGGAACGGTGGAGCGGGTGGAGAACACCTTTGTCAACCTGTCTCATCTGGAAGGGAAGACGGTCACCGCACTGGTGGACGGGGCTACAACCCCCACCAAGACCGTCAGCAGTGGATCCGTCACGCTGGATAACTGGGGCAACCAGATTCACATTGGCTTGCCCTTCACGGCCACCCTGAAACCGCAGAAGATGAGCCTGTCCACGCAGACCGGGAGCAGTATTGGTAAGACCCTGCGCATCAGCGAGGTGACCTTGCGCCTATACAAGACTTTGGGATTGAAGATCGGGGAATCGGCCACGCTCAACAATCAGGTGATCTTCAGGGACACCAATGACAACATGGACGACAGCCCACCGTTGTTCACGGGTGACCAGAAGCACTACTTCAAGGGGACCAGCAATAAGGCGGGCGATATTGTCCTGCTTAGTGAGGATCCACTCCCGGCCACGATTCTGGCCATGTTTCCGAAGGTGGAGGTGACGGGATGAGTACGATCATCACCAAGGGCGAGTCCATAGACCGCATGGAATCCCAACTGCTGTGCAACCCGGATGCCCTGATAGGCCATGAAACGGACGGCCTGTTCAGTCTGACTCACCACTTCACTCCAGGGGTGTATGCAAGGCAGTTGACGGTCCTGAAGGGATATGCGGCCGTGGGCCACCGGCACAAGCACGAACACTTGAATGTCGTGCTGACGGGCAAGGCGCTGGTGGTTGTCGAGGGTGGTGAACCCCAGATTGTGGAGGCTCCTGCGGTCTTCAAGTCCGAGGCTGGCAAGCGCAAGGCAGTGGTGGCCTTGGAGGATTTTACTATCATGAACATTCACGCCACGGAAGAGACTGACTTGAAACTGATCGAGGAACAGACGGTGGAGAAGTCCAAGGATTTTGATGCAATGCAACAGCTTGTAGAAGAGGCAAAACAAATTGCGGGAGGTATATTATGGCGTGGATAGCCACAGCAGTAGCGATCACGGCAGTAGGCACTGGATTGAGTGCGTATGGTGCGTATGAGCAAGGCAAGCAAGCGGAGAAGATGGCCGAGTATAATGCGGCCGTTGAACGCAATAATGCCCTGCAAGCACAGATGGAGGCACAGGTGGCCGCCAAAGCGAAGCGCAAGGAAGCGGAGGCAATGAACAAGCGCCAGCGGGCGCTCTACGCCAAGGCTGGGGTTGTCGCTGGTGAAGGGACACCGCTTGAGGTGCTGGCTGAGACTGCAATGGACATGGAGTTGGAGGCATTGGAGATTGAGCGCTTTGGTAAGGTGACAGCGCAGAAGCATCGAGATCAGGCCGCTATTGACATCTATTCGGGTAAGGCGGCCAAGCGAGCAGGAACGCTCAATGCCGGGGCAACGCTTTTGAGTGGTTTGGGTTCAATGGCCTCAATGGGGGCAATGGCGAAGATGAACACCAAGCCCACGGTCAAGCCCACGGTCAAGCCCGCAGGAGAATAATTTTATGCCAAGGATACCAACAGCAGATAAGTTCACACCCGGCCGCCAATCGGTAGGGGTGCGGGTCAATCAGAATCTTGGTGGTGACCAGTACCAAGCCTTACAGCGTGTAGGCGGGGCAACCAGAGAGGTATCTAAATTCCTGTTTGATTACGGGATGAAGTTGCAGGATCACATCAATAAGGGTGATTTAGCAGATGCGGAAGTGGGGCTTGATGAGACTCAACAGCGTGTGGAGGATGCGCTGGCGCAAGAGCAGGACCAGAGCAAGTGGGAAGGTATCAGTCAGAAGATTTGGGATGACCACCGCAAGTCCCTGGACGGGAAGACCTACGCCCCTGTGGTGAAGAAACAGGTGGATAACATGTTCACCGAGTTCAGCGGAAAGAGCATGGTCAAGGTGGGTGGCATGAAGGTTCAGCGGGACATTCAGACGGCCAACGCCAACCTTATCCGCAAGGCTACCAAGCAGAGCAGGAATGGAGACATTGATGGTGCGGTGGAAACCTTGGGCGGGTTGAACATGAAAGACCCGGTAGCAAAGGCCAACCTGATTGAGCGCACATTAAGCGAGGGGGCATATCAGGACGTATTCCAGCAGATACAGGTCAACTACAACGATGAGGAATCACTGGACACTATTTTGGAAGGGTTGCAATCAAAGGACAAGGAAGGCAACTACACGGGGCATGAGGGTCTTGGGTATGATGCCCGCAAGACGCTGGAGAACCAGATACTGGCCCGCAAGCGAGCGATTAAGCGTACCCAGACTGTAACCGCCAATAAACTGGCTAGGCGTGTAGCTAAGGGGGATGCCTCCCTTGAGGACATCAATAGTGCCGACATCCCTGAAGGGGAAAAGGAAGTCTTACGCACACAGGTAGACTTTTCTGCCAAGATTGAGCAGGAAACCAGCGGGGCGTATGAGATCATCGCCAATCGCATGAAGGCGAATTGGGCGCAGTGGCTGCTGGGCATGGAGCGCCAACCCGATGAGGACGAATATGCGTCCATCCTCAAGGATATTTCCACGGTCAAGTTGACCAAGGAAAGCAAGCGCAAGCTGTTTGACATGTACCTTGAATTGAAGGCGAACGACCTGTCCGACAATCAGGAGGAAGGTACTGGCTGGGTATGGGATCGAGATGTATCCCAACCGGAGGTGGATTTACGCACTGAGATGGGGGAAATCTACAAGGAGTCATTCAATACTCTGGGGGTTGATGCCCTTAGCGGGGCAATGTGGGATCAGGAGAAACAAATCCGAGATTACTTTGACCGAAATCCAGAGGCCACCGGGGAGGATATTAAAGCCTTTAAGGAGATGTTGATACTGCAAATCGCAGATGATGTGGCCACAGCCGAAATGGGGGCATCCGTTAACGAAGAAGACCTTTAATGAGCGATCCGAAATCATACTTCCTTGACCGTAAAACACGCCTTGATGGTCTGAGTGATGAAAAGCGCAATGCCTTGATGGAGGCATCTAGCCACGCAGAAGACCCGGAAGCGTGGTTGGATCAACGCTTTGCCAGTTGGCACATAGCCAAGCGCCACGGATTTGACGTAAAGAAGGTGCGTGAGAATTTCCCCTCCTACGCAAAGGCAGCAGGGTTTGAGGACACCAGCCCAACAGCGGTATACAACACGATCAGCAACTGGTACAACCAGCAGAAGGACAATGTTGTAAAGCCCAAGTACAAGAGGAAGGATGCCAAGTGGTTGGCAAGCCAGACTGCCAGAACTGCGTTAACGGGGTATAATGAGGATTTTGTTCTTGGTGGCCTGGCTGGATTGAGCGGTGTGGTTGCCCAAGGTGGTGCAAAGATTCGTGATGCCTTTGGTATGGAGCAACTCCCAGAAGGGGAAAACTTCTTTCTGGATATGCAGAAACTGCTACTGGACTCAAGGGAGGGAATGTCCGAGCATCTAGGGGTTGACCCTGAGTTTGAACAAAAGCTGATTGGACAGGTTGCTAGGGGTGGTGGCCAGTTGGCGGGTATGTTAATGTCCGGTCCATTCAGTCTCCCGGCTATTGGCGGGATGATGTACCAAGAGGGGTATGATGACTATATGCAAACCCAAGAACGCAAGGGTTTGGAAGCAGACCCCAATGATGCGTTTGCCTACGCTTCCACCTACATGATTGCGGGTACAGCCCTTGAGCGATTTGGTATCAATACACTCATAGGCACAATCTTCAAGAAGAAGGGTCGGATGACATGGAAGACCGCCCTGAAGGAGATTACCAAGGCGGCAACATCAGAAGGTGGAACCGAAGCGGCACAGGGTTTTATTTTGGATGCAATGGCCAGTGTCACCTACGATGATGACCGTGAGTTGTTTACGGAAGAGGCATTCAAGCAACGGGGCATGGAATTTCTGGTTGGGGCAATCCTGTCCGGTGGCGTGTCCACGGTTGGCCAGGGGTACAATCTCAACAAGAAGCGCACACTGACCGAGAACGCCTTGCGCCTTGGCGTTAATTCACCACTCAGTCAGGAAGACTTTAAGGTATACAAGGAACACTGGAAAGAGGATAAGGTACGCCAGCGCATACAGGATCCGACCATGCAGGAGTTATTCATCCGGGGCATGAACGGGGATATGGATGCCCAGAATGCCTATAATGCGGAACTGGTGGTCAAGTCCCCCGACTTTGAAGCAGACTTTGAATTTGGTGAGGGGGAAAACAAGGTCATCGTAGGCACATGGAAGGGTAACAAAATTGTTTACGATGCGAGTGGTAAAAGTATGCGCCTCAACATGGACAAGGAGGCCCACCGCAATTATCTGCACCACTTGGAGCAAGCGAAGGCCGAGGAGGAACGCATTGCCAACCTGACCGATGAAGAGAGGCAGGAACTGGAAGCGGAGCGTGAACGCAGGAAGAACCTGATGGGCAAGCGCACAAAGATTGTCCTGATGCCAGACACGGGGCAACCGGTTCCAATTGGCGAGGCTGAAGCCACAGTCAAGGAGGACGAGGAAGGCGGGTCATACGCCATCTATGATGAGGATGGTGGCCTGATTGACCGGGCAGACACCGAGGAGGAAGCGGAGAAGATTGCCCTTGATTGGGAGATGCAGGAGCAGGACCAGCTACCCATTGCCACCGAGGAGTTGGCAGAGTTTTTCCGCTCGATGGGGCGCAACGTGGAAACCCACGGGAAGACCAAGCGCACTCTCAAGGATGAGTTTGAAGCGGGCCATATCAGCGAGAAGGCGGCCGAGGAGATTATCCGCTCCCACGGTTACACCGGTGACAACGTGCTGGGTGAGATGCAAAACATCTACATCCTTGGGCGTGATGCATCTGGGTTTGTCAACAATGTGTGGGTGGATGCGGCCCATATCTACAACGGGGCCACGCCCTTTACGGTGGTTGAGGAGATGTCTGAGGGCTATCTCAAGCGCATGATTCACATGGATGGGGAGATCACCCTTGACCAGTTGCGTGAGTGGAAGCGCCAGTACGAGGAGTTCACCGGGATCGTGGAGTATGAGAATACCACCCGTGGAATGATCGAGTGGTTCAGTAACCGTAGCATTGACTATGTGACAATGGAAACGCTGGACGGTACACAAACCATGATCCCTTCCAGTTTCAAAAGTTTCCTGATCAAGCTGAAGCTGTACTTGAATCATGTGATGATTCGAGTGGGGGCAATGCGCAAGATGAAGGCCGAGGGGAAACTTGACCCGGAATTGGAGATGCACCTGTCCCGTGCCACGTTGACGGACATGAGGTACGTTCGGGACCGTATGCGCAGAATGGAGGAGGAGCAGATCAATGAGGAGTTGGGGCGCACCGAGGACAACGAATTGATGGCCCATTTGCGCAGGGTATCCCTACCGAGTCCAAACAGTAAGGCGGCCAAGGGTGACCCGCTCCGTGCGGAGTTGCGTGACCTCTACGACAACTGGCCCACAATGGGCAAGAATGGGCGCTTAAAGGTATTCAGGAAGAAAGGGGATTCCCTGGATGATGTACGCCAGCGTTTGAATGAGGAGGGATTCCGGTTTGAAACGGTGAACGACTTACTGGATGCGATAACAGCGAGTCTGGAGAATTTCCACGGGTATGAGGGTGCGCAAGGGGTGTACCCTGAAACGGACGGGCAAGTGGACCCCACCTACATGACGGCCTACCACGGGACACCGCATTCCTTCGACAGGTTTGACATTGGCAAGATCGGCACAGGCGAGGGAGCACAAGCCTACGGGTGGGGGTTGTACTTTGCGGGGAACAAGGAGGTTGCTGAGCATTACAAAAAGACCCTTGGGGCAAGGGCAATGGCATCACGGGAAGAATTGGAAAAGTATTTTGTTCCCGGTGATGTTGTTCCTGCTAGGTCTGGTTACGACAGGGTTGAGGCATTTCACTGGAATGATGGGGATTGGTATGTGGAGGTTCATCGGATCGATCAAGATACCAGGGAGCGTGTTCCCGGTTTTGAAGGTAGAACTAGGAAGCATTCAACTCAACCGTGGGTGCAAGAACTTGAACTGAAGACAGGAATTAAGCGTGGCTCCCTCTACCAAGTGGACCTGAAGCCCTCTGAGGACGAGTACCTGCTGTGGGACAAGCCCCTCAGTGAGCAGAG